GATAGAAGTAAATGCAATCGAACCACAATGCGGAACTAATTTAACAGTTGGTGCTTCTGGTGATACAATAACTTTTCCTTCTGGAACTACTGTTGTTAATAATGGTAGTCAAACAGGTTTTGGTAGAACAGGAACAGTTGATTGGGATACAACAGCTAAAACCGCATCGTTTACAGCAGTTAGTGGTAACGGATATTTTGTAAATACGACTAGTTCGGCAATAACTTTAACTCTCCCTGCCTCTCCAAGTGCAGGTGATATAGTAAGTTTCAAAGATTATGCATTTACATTCGCAACAAATAATTTAACAGTAGATGGAAATGGTTCACCGATTGGTGGAGTGGATGGAACTATAAATCCTACTTATGATACAAATGGAACTTCTAAAACTTTTATTTATGTAGATGGAACTAAAGGTTGGTTAGTTACAAATGAGTCAACAGATACATCTCAAGAAGCAAATCCAACATTTATATGTGCTACTGGTGGAACAATTACAACATCAGGTGATTACAAAATTCATACATTTACAGGACCTGGTACTTTTTGTGTATCATCAATAGGTAATCCTGCTGGTGGTCCTAATAATGTATCATACATGGTCGTTGCAGGTGGTGGATCTGGAGGAAGAACAAGTCCATCAGGTGGTGGAGGTGGAGCTGGTGGTTATAGAGAAGGAAAAGATACCCCTGATTCTTATACTGCTTCACCTTTAGCAACTACAGGTTTACCTGTTTCAGCAACAGGATATCCAATAGCAGTAGGTGGTGGTGGAGCAACAACAACTTGTTATTCAAATAAAGGTAATGATGGTTCAAATGCATCTTTTAGCACAATCACTTCAACAGGTGGTGGTGGAGGTGGAGTAGGTGCACCTGCTCCTCAACAAGGAGGAGATGGAGGATCAGGTGGTGGATCTGGTTGGCCTGGACCAAGTAATGTAAATGCAGGTTCTGGAAATACTCCTCCTGTAAGTCCTCCTCAAGGAAATAATGGAGGTGGTGGTAGTAATTCTTCTCCTGGAACAGGAGGAGGAGGTGGCGGTGGAGCTCTTAGCGGAGGTGGTTTTGGAGTTTATACTGGTACAGGTGGTGCTGGAGGAAATGGTCAAACTTCGTGTATAACAGCGTCTCCAGTTGCAAGAGCAGGTGGAGGTGGTGGCGGTGCTGCTACTACAGCTGGTTCAGGTGGAGCAGGTGGCGGTGGAAATGGTTCAAGTACTAACTCACCAGGCGGAGCAGCTACAGCAAACACTGGTGGTGGAGGTGGTGGAAATGGTCCTCTTAATGGTTTAGGTGGTGCTGGTGGTTCAGGAATCGTAATTATTAGATATAAATATCAATAATATTTATGTGTTTACTAAAATTTAAAATTAATATATAAGGAGAAACATTATGGCACATTTTGCAAAATTAGGAGCGAACAGTAAAGTTATTCAAGTATTAACTTTGAATAATTCTGATATGTTAAACGCTGATGGCGTTGAAGATGAAACAGTAGGACAACAGTATTTAGAAACTCACAATAACTGGCCTGCACAAATGTGGATTCAAACTTCATACAATACATCAGGTGGAACTCACAGAAATGGTGGAACACCTTTTAGAGGAAACTATGCAGGTATTGGTTATACTTGGGATGAAGATGGTCAAATCTTCTGGCCTAAAAAACCACATGCTTCATGGACTAAAAATACTTCAACTGCATCATGGGACGCTCCAATAACTTATCCATCAGTAACAACTTATAATACTACATGGACTCAAGCTGACATTGATAATGGAATTGCTCCAGAAGGAACTACTGCAGGTGATGCAAGAAACGATGTTAGTTATATAATTAATTGGGATGAGTCTGCTTATCAGGCTGATAATACTACAGGTTGGAAAGCTACAAAACACGACGATTCAATTGTAAGTTGGAACGGAACTGCTTGGGTATAGTTGACTTTTTTGTAAATTAATATTAAATAAGTGGTGGTATGCAAAAGAAAGTTTTAACAGAGCAAGCTTTATACTTCGGTGATGTTTCAATGCCTAAAGGTTTTGAAATAGATCGAGATAAATTATCAGGCGACATTTTACAATCTACATTTACTGATTCAGAGTTTCCATTTTCAAGAACTTGGGATATGTTGAATACTTACATGAGAGATTATGTAAATGTTGAGTATGGTTTTTCTTTAATCAATAAAGAAACATGGGGTAATATGTATAAACCTAATCAACAAACAATACCTCTATTAAATATTGATCCTGTAGATTTACGTAACTCACCTGACTTTGTTTTATTGTATGGTGTAAAAGTTAAAGATTGTATGGTCAGAATACACTTTGATGATAACAGACGTAAAGGAAGAAGCTGGGATATACCATTAACAGATAATCAATTTATTATGTTTCCATCTACAAATATGTATTACATAACCAATAACCAGAAAGATAGTTTGAATTTTATTCAAACGATAACTTATGAATACATATAATTTCATAGAAGAATATAAAATACCTTTATCTATATGTGATAAATTTATTGAATATCACAATGAAAATACAGAATATAAACATAAAGGTTTATCTTCATTTGGTTATAATCCAGAGATAAAAGAATCGATAGATGTAAATTTTTACAATCACTCAAACAATAAAAATATTAAAAACTTCTTTGAAAGATTGAGTAAATTTGTAGGTCATTATACAGAAAAATATAATGTACATAAAGTTTATACCAATCCTTTACATATAATACAGCATTATAAAAAAGGTGGTGGGTATAAAAAATATCATTATGAAAGAGCATCTTTAGAAACATCTAAAAGACAATTAGTGTACACTCTATACTGCAATACACTTGAAAAAGGTGGCACTCATTTTTTATATCAAGACAAAACAATAGAAGCTGAAAAAGGTAAACTAGCAATTTGGCCCAGTGATTTTACACATACTCACAAAGGTATAGTGTCAGACACAGAAGAAAAATTTATTGTAACAGGTTGGCTTGAAATCGTATGAATGTAACTAATTATTATTGGTATTTTACATCAGCTATACCACCAAAACTATGTGATGATATTATTAAATATGGTTTATCACAAGCAGAAACAATGGCAAGAACTGGTGGTTATGGAGATAGGGAACTTACTAAACAAGAAATAAAAGATATGAAACGTAAAAGAAATTCAGATTTAGTATGGCTCAATGACCCATGGATCTATAAAGAATTACACCCATACATTCATCAAGCGAATAGAGCTGCAGGTTGGAATTTTGAATGGGATAGATCAGAATCATGTCAGTTTACAAAATATAAACTCAATCAATATTATGATTGGCACTGTGATTCTTGGGATAAAGTTTATGATAGAAAAGATTCTAATCATCCTGAACATGGAAAGATTAGAAAGCTTTCAATGACTTGTCAATTAACCGATGGGTCCGAATATGAAGGGGGTGAATTAGAATTTGATTTTAGAAACTATGATCCTCATATGAGAGAAGAAGTTAAACATTTAAGGCAAGCAAAAGAAATATTACCAAAAGGTTCTATTATTGTATTTCCTTCATTTGTATGGCATAGAGTTAAACCAGTAACGAAAGGAGTAAGATATTCATTGGTTATGTGGAACCTTGGATATCCATTTAAATAATATGATTATTCAAGAATATTTTAAAACACCAATATGGTTTGAACAAAAACCTGAATTTGTTAAATCTTTAAATCAAGCATCTAATCAATACATAAAAGATGCTAAAAAAAGGGAAAAAGAATATATTAAAAAACATGGTGACTTTGGAAGAAGTTATCATTCAACACCACTTACGATGGATAATAAATTTTTAGATTTTAGAAATTATGTAGGTCAAAAATCTTGGGAATTTTTAGATTGGTGTGGTTTTGATATGCAGCAGTATACCACTATGTTTTCAGAAATGTGGGTACAAGAATTTGCTAAAAAAGGTGGTGGACATCATTCAGCTCATATTCATTGGAATCAACATGTATCAGGTTTTTATTTTTTAAAATGTTCTGATAAAACATCATTTCCAATATTTCATGAACCACGAACAGGTGCACGTAGTACAAAATTAAAATTAAAAAATAATAATGGTATATTTCATGGAACTGAATTAATTCATTTTAAAATACAACCTGGAACCTTAATTATCTTTCCAGGATACTTAGAACATGAATATGCAGTAGACCATGGTGTAGAACCATTTAGATTTATACATTGGAATATACAAGCAGTACCAAAAGAGATGGCAAAAGATGTCATTTAAAAAAAATAAATATACCGTTATACGTCAAGCAATCTCAAAAGATTTAGCAACTTTTGTTGCAAATTATTTTAGTATGCAAAAACAAGTTTATGATACTTGTAGAGCACAGAGATATATTTCTCCATATG